TCACCCCCCCCCCCCCCCCCTGCCGGCTTCGACCCCACGCTCTACGACCTGTAATGACGTATCCAACTCTGCCCCTCCGCTTTGATATCAAATGTGGTAAAAGCGGAATTGCAAATGGCAAGAAATGCCACACGCAGACGTCCCAAACATCCTCAGGGGTGACCCAAGGCCTTGACAAGGTGCCAACTGACGTGCTTATGCGTCACAAAGACATGCTAGTCAACGATCTTTACGTGAAATATGGAGGTCGAGATAACGTCCACCAAGACTTCAACAAGTTTCATCAGTGGGCGACGAAACAGCAAGAGTACAAAGAGCTAATGGCCATCAGCCAAATTGTTGGTAAACGGGAGCAGCGTGGAGATTCAGTTTGGGCCACTGGCTTTAACCCATGACCCTGACTCCCACTTCGCTGAGGTCAGACAAGAAGTGTGGAGCGTCAGGTATTCCTGACGGCCGTAAATGTACGAAGCAGACCACTGCAGCTGCACCGATAGGTGGCAATGTAGATACAGCAAGGCTACTCACTATAGCTGGTGTAGCCACTACAGGAGCAGTATTAGGTGTCCTGGCCAAAGACATCTTCACCAGCGGTGTACCTGCCGACCGCGTCCCGCCCAAAACTCCACCAGAGGGCCTATACGACAGCTTCCAGCCTGGTGATCTCATCTACCAAACTGCAGAGTTCATGGGAGCTCAGCGAGCTCATTACGCTGTCTACTTAGGCAAGATAGACGGCGTCCACAAAGTATTCGATACGTCTGTCAAAAAGCGTAGAGGGTCCACTGCCTCAGTTTTAAGTGTTCGAACAATCGAAAAAGCGCACGGCAACGGTACGTCGTATGCGCCGGCTTCAAGGGCCGATGGCGACACCAGCAAAAAGCCTACACGCGAAGAGTTACTCACGATTGTAAAGAAGCTCAACGGCAAAACATTTGATTGGACGGGGTTCGAGACGAATTGTGAAACTGCAGCTCGTGCAATCGTAAACGATCTGCCAATTTCTACGCAGACAAAAGATGTATCTCCCATGACAGCTGCTCTTACTAAAGCTCTCTTTTCAGCAGCTGCGTCAAAGGGCTACAGGCAACGTGCTGTCAAGCAGCAGAACATCTCAAACCTCGTCAGTCGTGTCATGTCCAACAAACGCTCACCCCGGTTCGACAAGAAATGCGGTGCCTCCGGCATCCCTGATGGAGCCAAGTGCCGCAAGGGAGGCTCCTGGCCTACTGCAGCCGTCATCGGATCGGCCCTGACAGCCGGTGGAATCGCTGCATTCACACTGAGTCGTCAGACACCTTCAGGTGGCCAAGGCGGAACCCTACAGCTCAAGGGGAGTCCCAACATCACTCCTGCCGGTCTACCAGGCTTCAAACCCCACGGACTTCTGCGACCGGGTACTCCGCCCAAGTCGAAGACCCAGCGCATGCGGGAGAACACCGCAGCTGCGATGAAGGCGGCCGAGGGCCGAATCGGCCAAACCGCCAAGGAGGAAGTGCGCCGTATCGCCCAGATCGGCAACACCATGGCCGCCACCGGCGAAGCTGCAGGCATGGCCACCAAGACCACCCTGCGCGAGCTGCGCCTCCGCACCGAGGCCGCCCGCCGCCGCTACGAGCCCGGCTACCGCCGCAACCCCAAGCCCGCGGCCCAGGCCCCCAAAACGCTCACCGGAGGGGCCTCCCCAGTCCAGATTCCCTTTGCCCCCACTCAGCCTCTGACCCCCGAGCGCGTCAGCGTCGACCCCCGCACCGGCCAGCCCCGCCGCCGCAAGGCCCGCGGTTTCAAGGGTGATGCCGAGGACGGCAAGAAGTACACCAAGGTCGTCACCAACCCCAAGACCGGCCGCAAGAACCGTGTCCGCTACGGCGCCAAGGGTTACACCATCGCCCCCGGCACCTCCAAGGGCAACAACTACTGCGCCCGCTCCTTCGGTGACATGAAATCCGAGGGCTACGACTGCTCCGGCGCCGAGCGCAACACCCCCCTCTGCCTCTCCCGCGCCAAGTGGAAGTGCTCGGGCAAAACCAGCCGCCGCGACACCGCGCTCACGCCGGGAAAGTCCTCGGCCTGGTAACGACCGACGCCCCCGAGGGCGACTCCACCGCCTATTACCGCACCCACCCCAAGGCCCGCCGCCGCAAGGTGCGCCACCAGGCGGCCATCAACCGCCAGCCCGACGAAGTCGATCGGCGTGTCGCGCTGAACCGTGAGCGCCGCCGCCGCGGCATCTACGGCAAAGGCGGCCCCGACATCTCTCACACGTCCTCGGGGGGCACAACCCTTGAAGCCCCCTCCACCAACCGCGCCCGCAACGGCGCCGGAGGCAAACCCCGGCTACGCCAGGATTCCCCCGAGGGCGCCAAAGGCAAGCCCTGCGGGGCTTCACACATCGCCAAAGGCTACAAATGCGGCAAGGGTGCGGGAACTACCACTAACAACGCAGGCCTAACTGCAGCTAAAATCGCTCTTGTCGCTGGAGCTATTGCTGGAGGTGCTTATGCACTATCACGCCGCGAACCGGAAGCTCAGTCCAGCGACCTCGGTGCCGGAATCCATCACAACAAGACCTCCCGCACAACCTACGCAGGCATTGTCAATACCTCAGGTCCAAATAGTCGCAATGTAAATAGAGCTATTGTAAAGTCTATTGTTAGCCCCGATACACCGTTTGACCAGAAATCGTTTGCAGCTGCCCACGCATATCAGATCAGCACCGCAGCGCAATCTCATTCGTCATCAGAGATGGCCGGTTTAGTGCGTACGCTCATCGCGGATGATAGAGTAGATCATCAAGCCATAAACAAGGTTAGCCGGTACATTACACGTCATAGTGTCGGCATGGACGCCAGAGCACTGGAGCGGCTGACCGCACGTGCAAGGCGCAATATTGGACGTCAGCGTATCAGCTTTAGCGACACGCTCATAAATGAGAGAAGTCTAAATATCACAGGTTGCTACTTCGACGGCTATGACCAGGAAATCTGGATAAGACGTCAAGGATTCAGGGGTAAAATAAACCCTAAAGTTATGAAAGAAGTCGCCAACTCTACTCAAAGAACGATGGATGCGATTGAGAGACAACACCAAATAGACAAGTTACCGACAAGTGTCATTTCAGCTAAAGAGCTCGAGCGAGTTTGGGAACGGACTCAGAACATGTCAAACTCACCGAATTTAACTGCTAAGGACGTTACGACGTTTATCCACGAGCTGGGTCATAGCGTCCATCACAAAACCGGATACGCAAAACCTCCTACCCAGATCAGTGCAGAATGGTCTCGTGGCATGACTGAATACGGGAGAACCCACGACGACGAAGCCTTCGCGGAGTATTTCGTGGCCTACGTCACAGCAGGTAAAAGGCTCAAACGTGATTATCCAGGTGTCCACGCTTTCATCGACAACGTCATGAACATTGCGGCGCGACACCCACGTATCACCCAACCTCCGGTAAAGTTGAATCCACGCGGAACACCCCTTGCAGGCTTAGGATGACATTCACTCTCGCTGACATGAAGTCGTACACGGTCCAAGCCCGCGATCTAGCCCGTGCCGGTGACATCAACGCTATCATCAAACTGGCAGAAGAAGTCCGCAGTAAAGGTGCGTCGCCTCAATTCGCCTCGAACATCGAGCGTTACACCGAGGCCGCGATCATGTCTAGGCAACGTCAAGACCGCTAAACCCCCTCTAACAGCACCGCAAGCGACAACCCATACAACTCGCTCAACTTGATCAGCTTATTCAGCGATACTTCAATCTCACCTTTCTCCAGCCTTGAATACGCAGCTTGACTAACCCCCAGCTTCTCTGCAACGTCACTCTGCGTCAATAAATTCTCTTCACGCAGCGCACGCAATCTTCGACACATCAAAAGCTGCCTGTGAATCGCCACGCAACGGTATCCGCTCTGCGGATAAGGCTAACGCCCACAGCTGAAGTGCGTAATCTGTCCCTATGGACGCATCAGTCTGCCGCTACGACTTCGCCCCTATCACCAGGAGCGAAACCACCCCCGAGGGCTACCTCAGGGTCTGGTGTCGAGCGGCCCGCACGGGCACACAGCTGTACCGGCGTGCTGACGGCTCCCAAGTCCGGGAATATCGCCCGCCCGAGGAAGTCGGAAACCCCGACACCCTCGCGACGTTCGGCATGAAACCTGTGACGTGGACCCACCCCCCGGTCCTCCTCGACGCGACAAACACCAGCGAATTCAGCAAGGGAACCTCCGGCTCCCACGTCAAGTTCTCTGATGGCTTTGTTGAAGTGGCTCTCGTCGTCACCGACGCAGATTCCGTCGAGCGCATCAAGCGCAAAGAGGCCACCGAGGTCTCCGCCGGCTACAAGGTCGACTTCGACCCCACCCCAGGATTCACCCCCGAGGGCGAGTCCTACGACGGCGTCCAACGCAACATCAGGGTCAACCACATCGCCATCGTCCCCCGAGGCCGTGCCGGCCCTGAGGTTCGACTTCTCCTCGATCGCATGGATGCGGCTGACGCCGTAGCCGAGCACGAGGATGATTCGGTGTCACCCTCCAAACCACCTGCATCTCTCCTCATGGCTACCGTCAAACTCGACGGCCTGGAGATCGATCTGCCCGCGGAAGCAGCTACGGCGGTCCAGTCCTTCGCCAGGGACATGGGACGCCAGCTGCAGGCCGCCACCTCCGACAACGAAGCCCTGCAAGCCAGGGTTGACGAGCTGGAGGAAGCACTCGAAACCCTCGCCACCGAAAAAGAATCCGCTGAAGGTCGCGCCGACGCTCTCGAGAACGCTCTCGGGGGAAGCGACGGTGAAGGCGCCTCGCGCATCGACACCCTGGAGCTCGACCAACTGGTCGCTGCCCGCCTCTCCACCCTGCAACGTCTGTCCCCCGCCTTCGAGCCTGACTTCAAGTTCGACGGCATCGGCGACGACGACCTCTACGCCCAGGCCTTTGAGAACCTGACCGGTTCCTCCCCCTCCGAGGACGCCAGCGACGAATACGTCCACGGCGTTGTCGACGGCCTGCTCGCCGCCCACTACGACTCCGAGGACGACCTCGAAGACGAGGAAGGTGACGACGAAGAGGAAGAGGACGAAGAGGACGACGAGCGCGGCGACGCGATCGACCACACCTCCCGCCTTCGCACCGCCCTGCGCGGAGCGCAGCGTCACGACGCCGACCAGCCGGTCTCGGCTTACCGGCAACGGCAAGCGGAAGCCTGGAAGCGTCCTCTCACCGCCACCAAGTAAGGAGAACCTCCCATGGCAGCAACTTTCACCGCCACTACCGTCGCCAACCCGATCGGCGCCCAAGGCACCTACCCCCAGCGGGAAGGTGTGGGCCACGAGGGCATGATCGCTGACCTGCAGGCCTACGTCTGCCGCAGCTTTCGCAACCAGTCCGGTAGCGCCATCCCCTATGGCGCCATCGTCCAAACCGACCTCGATCCGGTCACCAACGACCCGACGGCCATCCAGATCGCCACGAGCAGCAACGCAATCCAAGGGATTGCAGTTAGTTCGCAGGTCCACGAGGCCACGACCAACATGCTGTACCTTCCGATGCCCTCGCCCTTCTACAGCGATGGGCGTGTCGGTTACGCATGGAAGGAGACCGTCAATGTGGTCTCCAAAGGTGTGATCTGGGTCTGGACAACCGCCGCCGTCAACCTCACGGATGCTGTCCGCTTCCACAAGGCGGACAACTCTGCCACGGTTCCCACTGGAAACATCGGTCGGTTCACCAAAACCGCCCTTTCCGGCAAGACCGTGCTGATCAACGGCGCCCGTTGGCAGTCTTCGACCACCGGTGCCGGCCTGGCGCTGCTGGAGATCGACATCCCCTCGAGCACCTTCACCGCTGACGCCTGATGACGGCTACCCCCATGACAAACGACACCCGACTCGACAACCAAGTCGGCATCTTTCTCGCGAGGGAACTGGAGATCATCCTCTCCCGTACCTTCGAGGTCGAGTACGCCGACATCAAGTACAGCAGCCTGATCCCGATCTCCTCCGAGGTCGGACCTGGCGCCGATAGCTTCACCTATCGAATCTTCGACAAGCAAGGTTCGATGAAGATCATCGGTGACAAGGCGCAGGATCTGCCCCGCGCCGACGTCCTTCGGAAGGAAGTGACCTATCCGATCAAGTCCCTTGGCGGCTCGTTCGCTTACACCGTCCAGGAGACGCGGGCCGCCGCCATGGTGCCCAACATGAACCTGGAGCAGCGCCGTGCCAACGCCGTGCGCCGCGCCTACGAGGAGAAAGTCCAAGAGATCGCCTATTTCGGCGACTCCCCCTCGGGCATGAAGGGCTTCTTCAACAACGATCAGGTCGACAAGCTCGTCCCCTCCGTCTGGTTCGACACCGCAACCACCGACGAGATGCTGGAACTGCTGAACGAGGCCCCCACCCGCCTCGTCCAGAACTCCAACATGAAGGAGATGCCGAACACGATGTTGGTCCCCTACAACGTGTACCGCATCATCTCGACCCGGCCCCGTTCGACCACGTCGGACACCACGGTGATGGAGTTCTTCCTCCGCACCAACCCGATGATCACCAGCATCGAGCCGATCAACGAGCTCGAGGCCACCAAGTCCTTCGGCTTCCTGTCCAAGGACCGGATCATCTGCTACGACCGCTCGCCCGACAAGCTCCAGCTGCACATCCCGCAGCCCCTGGAGTTCTTCCCTCCCGAGCGGCGCGGCCTCGAGTTCACCATTGCGGCCCACTCCCGCATCGGTGGCATGGCGCTCTACTACCCCAAGAGCACCATCGTCATGGAAAAGGCCTGACCTTCTCCGTCCACTTCCTGAACAGGTTGGCTCCTCACTTCACCCGATCATGATCCTCGCTTTCCGTCCCGAGCTCCAAAACCCACCGATGGCAGCCGAAAGCACCATTGCTTTCAGCTTCATCAACGGCAGCGGCAACTCGGAGTACGCCCAACTCACAGGCGGAGTCAATCGCGACTTCTCCGAGGAGACCTGGGAGAAGATCAGGCACTACGACGCCGTCAAGACCCTCCTCACCATCGGTGCCCTGCGCATCGTCGAGGAGGAATCCCCCGAGCTCGTCAGTCCCGAAGCCGCCGCCAAGGAGGGGATCACCACCCTCTCCCTGACCGACGCCCTGACCCTGATCGAAGACTCCTTCGATCTGGATCAGCTGCGCAAGTGGGACGTCAAAGAGTCCCGCATCCGGGTGAAGAACGCGATCAGCAAGCGCATCAGTGCCATCACCGAGGGCGCCGGCTGATGTCCCTCCTTACTCGCCACGAGTTCCTTTCCCGATTCCCCGAGTTCGGCGAGCAATCGTCCTCGGTGGTCGACGGTGCTCTGAGCGAGGCGAGCCGGGCCACTCCCGCCTCCGTGTGGGGAGCGGTTCGCGTTGACGCAGCCTCCTACCTGGCCGCCCATCTGCTCTCCACGAGGACGATGCAGATCGGCATGCAGGTCGGCTCCCCCTCTGGCCCGCCCAGTGGGCAGCTGACCCAGTCCACCCTCTACGGCCAGGAGTACGAGCGCCTGTTCAGGGGCCTTGCCCTCACCGGATTCGCGATTTGACCATTCCCGCCGCCACGATCGCCGCCTACGCCCCTCACGGGAACGCGATGCTGGCGTTCGAGGTTCCAACGGGCACGGTCACCACGGATCCGACCACCGGCAATGCCACCACGGCCACCGAGGTCGTGGAATACCTGGCTGCCCTCCAGCCGGCGCAGCCGTCCTGGCAGGGCCAACCCGGCGCCGACACCACGGCCTACTCCGTCCAAGGCCGTCTACTCTCCCCTGCTGTCCTGGATCCCCGGATCACGAACGGCAGTCAGGCCGACGCCGTCGTCAACGGTCTCCGAGGCCGCTTCGAGCTGGCTTTCGCCCTCTCGATGGACCAGGGCGCCTACCGCGATCTGCGCCAGCCCCTGGTTGGCACCTTCCGTGTCGTGGGAGGCCCCTGATGAGTAACAGGCCGAGCCGCCTATCCAACGCTTTCCAGGAAGCTGTGGACCTCGCGCTGAAGCAGACAGCGACCTACCTCGACATCCGCTTCACACAGGAGATCTCCGCCGTGAAGTGGGAGTTCCCGACACCCCCGCAGCTGCGGGACATTGTCGACACCGGCCGCCTCCGCGCCAGCCAGACACGAATCACCAACGCCGATGGTTCTGTGACCTTCACCTGGCCCGTGGAGTACGCCGGGCAAGTCCACGAGGGCGGAGTCGGCCTCGATGGTCGCGCCTTCCCTGGCCGGCCTTGGACTAAGGCTCCCCTGTCTGAGGCGCCCGCCAAGTTCGGCGAGTACCTGGCCCAGGCCCTGACAGAGGAGGGACGTCAATGACGACGATCTCCCCCTGCCCCTCGGCCCTGGACCTGCGCCGCACCATCGAGCGTCACATCCTCAACCTCTACGAGGTCGATGGAACCACGCTCAAGCCGCAGGCCAGCTGGCCCGGCTACTACGTCCTGCCCAATCACACCTGTATTCCTGCAGTGTTTGTGACTGGCAAAGACATGGTGCCTTCCTCTTGGAAAGTTGTTGGTATCGAATGCACGATCAATGACGTCCCAGACGACATTGCAGACCTGGGCGGTATGTCCGGTCTGGTGCAAATCGAGAAGTGGCTTGTCCGCTTCACCAACTACGGCACCAAAGACGGAACTGTGATGCCGATCTCGGTGCTGGACATCCGGCGCCGCCTGGCTCACGCATTCCCGCGGGATCAGGTCATGTACCTGCCCCGCACTGAGGCCACCTACGAGGCCTTGACGGCCCGCATCAGCGGCGCCGTTCTGAACCCCCCGATCCCCTAAGGAGTCCCCCACCATGGCTGACTACGCCATCGGGCTGTCGTTCCACAAGGCTCACCGGACCCTCGTCCGCGCCGTGGACCTCACCCCTCCCTGCCGCTACTTCGCCACCCGTGGTAGCGACGGTTTCATCACTCTGCCCACCCTCGACGCTGGCTCCCAGTACGTCGAGATCCAGGGCATCACTCAGTCCAACTTCCAGATCCAGGACAACGAGCAGGCATTCCGCCTCCTCGGTGACGATGGCTGGGGTGACGGCGTCATCACCGGCTCCCGTGTCCAGGCAAGCAACAGCGGCTACTTCCTCAAGAGTGCCGAGATCCCTTCCGGCAAAACCTGCCCGCAGTTCCGCGGCGACTACGAGAAAGGCTTCGCCCTGATCGAGAAGTGCCGCTACAACAAGGACTACGAGATCTACATCGAGTTCCTCAAAGAGCTCGGCCCAATCAACGGCACCTCCGGTGACTGGATCTATGACTACACAGGTTTCAACTGTGTGATCATGAACTACAACGAGTCCAAGTCGGCCGAAGGTCTGACTCAAATCTCGTTCGACACCATGTCCCGCGGTAGGGCCGTCTTCGGCCGCTACAACGCCGGCAGCACCGCCCTGAAATTCGGCGGTGTCCAGGGTGGTCTGCTGTCCACCGCCCCCACCACCGGCACCCGCCGTTACGCCGTCACGCCGGCCGACAACGCCAGCGCTGCCGTGGTGACAGCGAACCTGACCGTCACCTACACCAGCGACGGCACTGCTCCCCTCACCCAGCTGGCCCTGGGCCAAACGGACGGTTCCGGCTTCCGCCTCGAGCTCGCCTCGTCCGGCGTGGTCGTCCCCGCAGCAGTCAGCCTGACCGGTGGCGTGGTCACCATCGACCCGATCACCGACCTCGGTGCTGCCACCATCTACCGTCTGCGTGTAACCGACGGCGCCATCACCCAGGCTGTCGACGGCACCGGCACCGCTTCCGCCTCCGGCGTCAAGCGCCCCCTCGCCGGCTTCGTCACCACCTTCCGCACCGCCTGATCTTCGTCAGACTGGTTCGAGCCAACCAAGGGGGCCTTCCAGGCCCCTTTTTTCTTGCCAATGACTCAACACGACATCCTTATAGATCCCGCACACACAGTCTATGCAGTCAACTGCAAAGTAGAGGGATCCACCCTTCACTGTGGAGCCCTCTACGTTGAACCCCTCAACCCCTTCCAGCTTATACGCCTTTCGCATAACGGCGTTAATCTGGACGTGCAACTGCCCGACGAGGCGCTCAACCAGCCCGCACCCACCCGAGCCTGGTCGATCGCCCTCCCGATAACCCATGAGCAAGTACAGCATCCTGTTTGAGGCCGAGCGATTCCACAAAATCGGCCCGTTCCGCTTCCCGGTGTTCGAAGACCTGACTCCTGGGGAAGCCAAGGGGATCGAAGCACTCACAAAGAAACAAGCCAAGAGCACGTACCGCTCAATGCGTCTTGCACAGCGCATTGCCAAAGACAGAAACATCCCCATCAAAGATGCGCTTAATGCACTAACCGAGATCGGTGACGATAAAAATGAAGACATTCTATACGAGTATTCTTCTGACATCGAAGCTCTTTCTGCTGATTCAATCAGCGCTACGGAACAGAAGATTGATTACGTCAGCCTTTTCATGAGGCACAGGGGCACTGTAAAGCTACCGTCGTCCACTAGCTGGACTCAAACAGAAGACTGGACCGAAGCAGACACTGAGGTACTTCCTACCAAACTGCTCAATCAAATCTTCGAGTTCATCCTCTGGGAACGCGACGGCTGGCCTAAGGAGGAGCTGGAGGCGGAAGCGGCGGGAAACGCCGAGGCAGAAACCCCAAGCCCAAAACCGAAGAGCTGAATGTCGAGGAGGAGATCAAACGGTGCGAGCTGATCCTGCGCACCCCAGCGACGGACTGGGACGCGCTGTACCTCCGACTGCGAAGCTCCTCCCTCGGACAGGACTTCCCCCGAGAGCGATTCCTGCGCACCCCGCTCTGCGCCATCTCGACCGCTTTGGAGTTCATCAGCAATGAGGAGCAGCGCACCCACAACCTGGCGTCCGTCACTACGGCAAAGCTGTGCCTCCAGCTGATCAGCATCGCTCACGGCTTTGCCGGAGCTCAGGGCGAGCTCCCTAAGATCGATGTCAAGGACTTCCTGCCATTCCCCGACTGGTCCCCCGAGGGCGCTCAACCCGTCGGCCCGACTCCGGAGACGAGATCTGTCTTGGCACGCCTGCTCGAGACGGGAGAGCTCCCGCTGCCGATCTTCACGCAGCTGGTTGCTCAACCCAGCCCAGACCCATGATCAACCCGAGAGCGCATCCGACCTAAGATGGGTCTCAGCATGCTCACTTAACCACAGAAGGCAAGTCTAAGATGAGCCAAGAATATCAGGTTAGACTAACAGCCGAAACAAAAAGTGCAGTAGACAAGCTAGACGCTGTTGACAATAGACTTTTTAACCTCACAGACCGTACCCGCAACATTAAACTTGCTGTCGACACGTCAGCGTTAGCGCGTGGTGCCGAAGACACAGAGAAAGTAGCAAGAAATATACAGGAAGCCGCCAACAACATAAAGGCCAGTCACGGCATCAATATCATATCTTCAGACTCCATTGCAGGAGCCACTGTTCTAGCTTCAAAGTTCTACGGAATGCGAGGCGACATCAAAGGCCTCGAAAGAGATCTGGGAAAAGCGCTCGGGAAAACGAACGTATCTGAGTTCATGAACTCAGATAAGTTTCTTGACCGAGTTATAGACAACGCTGGCAGTCGTTCAAAAGAGATCGCAGAAACCTATAAAAACCTACGAGAACTCCCAGGAGCAGCAGACGTCCTAGGACCAGTCGAAAACTACGCTCGAGCAGAAGCCTGGAAGAAATATGGAGGGAACATAGCAGACCAGACCCTAGCTGGGATGAAGCAAGGGTTCGAGAGCGGTTTCAGAACAACTCAACATTTTCTTTATGGAGATCTGTTTGACGACATCAAAACTGGCACAAGCGCTACCATAGACACTTTGGCGCGAGTAGGTCTCGCTATCCAAGGTGTTCAACTACTTGTAGGACCGCTAGCCTCGGCATGGGGAGCAGCATTCGACTCTATCATTGGACAGAACGTCAGACTCGAGCAGACAATACTTTCAACTCAGACAACACTAGCCTCTACAGGCCGTATCCTCAACCGCAACACCGGTCAAGAACTAACTGATCCTCTCGAAAAGATAAACGCTCTCGGTGACGATGTCAAGAAGTCGATCGAAAGTATCCGGGTGAGATCTCTTGATCTCGCAGGAGTGACATCCTCACAGATTATTGACATTTTCGGAGTTGTAGCCACTTCGATCAGCCAAGTCAACGGAAGTATCAAGGATGCAGAAGACCTATCGATTAGCTTTACAGCGGCTTTAGGCACGCTAGGCATCCCTTTCTATCAAGCCAGGCAGGAGATCGGTTCAATCCTGGGAGGGTACATCACCGAGGACTCACTGCTTGCTAAGCGTCTTCAAATCTCAAACCAAGACATCGAGAAGGCCAAGCAAGGGGTTGATGGCGTAATCGGTTACCTCAAGAAAAAGCTTGAGATCGCTGTAGCAGGCCAAGCCATTAGCGCCAAGAGCTTCGCTGGCGTTCTCTCCAATATACAGGAAGTATTCGAAGTTGTAACACAGCGCATCGGAGCGCCACTACTGCAGCCTCTGGTAAGTGGTTTAACAGTAATCTATAACATACTAAAGAGCGTACAAGATATTGTCAGCCAGGTAGGAGGATACTTAGCTGGAACTCTTGTACGAACACTTAAAACTATAACAGATGCTTTTGCCAAATCAAATCTTATCAAAAGTTTTCAGCAAGGCCTGTCTTCACTTGCAGGACCATACCAAGAACTGGCGCGTAGTCTCGAACTCGGGCTCGTAGGGTCCGGTAAGTCGATCAATCTTCTACAGGATTGGATCGATGGTGTACGAAAGGTTCCACCCGCGTTTGAGGGCTTAGTTAAAGCTCTAATATCAATAGGTAACTTTCTTAAGGCGCAAGTTTCGTTAATCGTCGATCCTATTATTAAACTACTTGATCAGACGAGAGATAAAGTCCAAGGTGGCTGGCAGAGACCGGTTCAAGCCTTATCCCGCGCACCACAATTTCTTCTAGCCGAGGGTGGAGATGCGTTCACTAAAGGCTGGGATACCATCGGATCTACAATTCAATATGCAGCTAAAGCTGCTTTGACTTTTGGTACGGCTCTTGCTCGTCTCAAACTCATAGAGTTTACCGCGACCATTCGAGCTGCTGCAACAGTCTTTGAACTATTCGGTAGTGCGCTCTTAGGTAAAATAAATCTAGCCTTAAGTGTCTTTGATAATATAGGCAATACCATTAACAGCTGGGAGATTTTTGGAAACAACGTAGCCGCGGTAGTAGTCTCGTTTACGGCGATCAACAGACTTTTAGCCAACACCGAACTATTTGGCCTCAAAAGTCTAGTGGTTTGGGGCTTCCAGACAAGCAAAATATTCCGCCAACTCTTAGTTGATGTCGGGTTGTTCGTAAAAGGTTTTAGAGATGCAGGCAATATAAGTCGGATAATCGCAGAATCACAAGCCGCGTCACTGAAAGTATTAAACATACAAGCTGCAAGCGGGAATCCAGTTATTCGCAATCTCGCCCAGATTGAACTACTTAAAAAGAAACTCAAAGAGTTGCGAGAAACTGAGCAAGCCATTGCTGCGCCTTACGGTACTCCGGGAACCGCCACCGCGATCCTGAAAAACCAAAAAGATATAGAAAAGACAACTGCGGCACTACGTGAGGCTGAGAAAGCGCAGGAGGGATTCACAAAAGCGCAGCGAGCCGGTGCGCTAATCAAAACTGCAATAGGAGGTGGAGCAGAACTCGTACAGGCAAAAGAAGCAGCCCGGACGGCGTCAGTAATGGCTAGTGGAGCTTCAAGTGCATTAGCACTGTCATCAGTGCTTACGACTTTAGGTGAGAGGCTCGGCCTTACACAGGCGCAGATGCAGGGCCTGGGTGGAGCTGTTAATGTAGCTGCAAAATCACTAAAAACGTTTCTTACAACTACACTACTCATAAACTTAGGCTTCACTGCAGCAACGGTCTTAATTTCAGCCGTGATAACCGCTTGGCAGCAGCACGAGCAGCAAGTTCAGCGGACTAATGAGAAAATTAGGGATAATATTAAGATTCAGCAGATTTTAGCAAGTGGATGGACGAGTGTAATCAAAGCCGCTGAAGGCGGAGACGTAAACGCTCAAAATAGGCTTGACAGATTCAAAGAAGCAGCTCAGACCGAGTTCAATATTGAAAGAGAGAATTTAGAAAAGCTTAGGAAACGCCGCAACGATATAGAAAATGAGCAGAAACGACTTAGCGATATACGGAAAGCTCAGGCTCTGAGTCAAGTCAGCCCAGATAGCACAGACTCAACTGCCAATAGCGTAACAGCTATTACGCTGGGTCTTAAATCCTACAACTTAGCCAAAGATCTTGTCAAAGTTAAAAAAGAAGAGGTCCAAACTCAGATTGCAATCAATACAGCACGAGAGGCTCTAAACAAACTTCAGAAAGAAGATCAGCAATTAAAGGACTTCGAAGTCCTCGGGGAGCGCCGAAAAGACCTCGAAGACAAAATCAAGCTTGCTCGCGAAGACTTCGAGAAGGAGATCAACGACAAAGCCTTCCAATCCAGGATGGAGGTGCTCGGCCTTGAGCAGCAGAAGCGCAAGGAAATCCAGAACCAAGAACTCGAGGCCCTCCGAGGACGATTCAGCCTGCTCAAGGCGAACGCTGGCCAGGAAAATCAACGAATCCTCGACCTGGCTGAGCAGTACGCCATCGCCACTAAGACCGCCGACGATAACTCAATAAACCGCAAGCAGGAATACTTACAGAAAGAGCAGCAAGCCAAAAAAGCTATCGAAGACTACGCCTTCAAACTCCAACGCGAGAAAGTAGCGTTAGAAAAGCAAGTCGGCTCCTACCGTAAAAGTGTGGCCGACTACGAACGTAAGCAAAGTGAGATACGTGTTCAGCAAGAACTACAGGTGGCACGACAAAAAGAAGTTCTGGCAAGCGTACACTGGAAACCTTACAACACTGAACAGCAACAACAGTTCACAAATAACGCCAGGAAAATTACTGGACTTAGTACAACTGATGCTTACGCACTTCTTCAGCTTGTAGGTAAAGATGTTGTAGGTGTTGATGGTACTTCAGACGCCAATACAGTTCTTACAAGACTTAAGTGGTTACTAGACCAGAATAAAGCCCAAGGAAAGGAGCTCACTTTAGAAAGTGCAGTAGCAAGATCGGGCTTGCCAGCCGATCTGGCAACTAAACTTCGTCAAGAGGCAGTCGGAGCGCTAAACCTTGAGCGATGGATTAAGCCGCAAAATCAAGAGACCATTAAAGCACCTAACCTTAATATAGACTACGATGGCATGACAGCTCGTATTGCAGCCCTAGAAACCTCTGTAACTGCTGCCCTCAAAGACCTTGAAGACGCTGTAGCCGCAGGTGATAAACAGAAGGCTCTTGAAATTCTTAAAACTGTAGGAGATCCTTCCACCCTTACTCAAGTTAAGGATGATTACTTTGCGCCATTAGCTCAGTCTAGGGCTCAACTAGCCGCGTCTATAGAGAGCCTTAAAAACTTTGGCAAATCAGTCGACGAAGCAGATCAAGAGGTGACCAACCTCGACATCGCGTACAAAAACGCAATACGCACCTATGTAAACGCGAACTACGCCGAAAAAGACAGAGAACAGATGATTAAATATTACACCGAGAACATGGTAGGCGTTCCTAAAACGCTCCAAGAACAATTTCTTAAAGCAATACAACAAGCATACTTAAAAGGCGCACAACGAATTGTCGATACTCGATCTGCCCGGCAAGAGATAGACACCAACACTAAGGTAAAAGATCTCAATAAAAGTATTGAACAAGAGCTGGCTTCATTCAAGACTACAGAGTTTCAGCAAGTCATCACTAACTTTACAAATGCTGTAGCATCGGCTGCTGACAGTACGTACTCTTTAGAAAAAGCCCAAGCAGACGTTGCCCAAAAGACCTTAATCTTCTTCAACACTAAACTAGCTGAGTTCAAAGGACCGCTCACCCCCGAGAACGTTGCTCAGCTACGAGAAGCCGTCGTTGCATACCGTAACGGGATGCTCGAGACTGTCAAACAAATGGACCCGTTCAACCGCGCACTAGAGACCTACACGAACAAAATCGCGCTATCTAATAAACTCACTGATACCTGGGTTTCGGGCTACAAAAACTTCATCAACGACCTTGTCTCAGGCTCTAAATCTATCCAAGAAGCTACAGCGGCGTTCACAGACTCATTGGCCAAAGAGTTTACCAGTATGTTCACCGAATATGTAAGCAAAACTGTAAAAGACAATTTTCAGCAAATATTTGATAAACTCCTGAAAGTACCTGATGCCAAACAAGCTGCGGAGAACGCGATGATTACCGCCCTCGGGGGTACACAAGGTGCGACTAAGGAACTCTCGTTAGTTATTAGAGATCTAATTACAGCCATAACAACGCCTGTGGGTTCGACACCTCCGGCCTCGCCCAGCAGCGCCGCCACCACTCCCGCCAATGGTATCGTCCCTCTCAACGTCGTACCGGTCCAAGAGGGAGCGGATGCAGCTAAAACAGTGTCTGAGACGATACCTGCGTTAAGCAAAGCCACACAATCAACCACTGCCGCACTTAAAAAGACAGCGGATAGTGCAAGTGCTGTGCCTAAAGACTTCAGCAAACTACAACAGGGTATCGGCGGTGCTGTAGCGGCTTTCGCCGGCATCGCTATGAGCATCGCCGGTATTGGTCAAATGAAAAAAGGCGGCACCTACAACACATTGATGGGCCTCGCCGGCATCTTCGGCGGCATCGCCTCCCTGGCCGGAGCCTTCACCCCCGGTGGGGGCCTGGGCAAGCTCTTCGGCTTCCGCGCCGCGGGCGGCCCCGTCTCTGCCAACAGCCCCTACATCGTCGGCGAAAACGGCCCCGAGCTCTTCACCCCAAGCTCCTCCGGCCACATCACCTCCAACGAAGACCTCTTCGCCGGCACCCGCAGCGCCCTCGGTGGAAGCCGCCGCTCCTCCCCCGAGGACGGTCAGGCCCTGGCCGCCGCCGGCTCGATCGATGTCCGCTTCGAGTCCAGCGTCATCAACAACGTCGAATACGTCACCGCAGAGCAGCACCGCAAGGGCATGCAACAAGCCGCTGAACGAGGCCGAGCGCTCGCCTACGAAGGCCTGCAGCGCTCAGTCAACACTCGCCGGAGGCTTGGAGTCTGATGGACATCGCCGTTGCCAGCTACATCACCTTCACCCTCCGCGATGGCACTACCATCAACGGGCAGAACTACCAAAACTTCTTCCCAGGCGAGACCCGCACCTACAGCGGCACCCCCTACAAATTCGCGCCATTCATGCTTAGCGGTAACCGCAGCAGCCGCGGCGGCGAAACCGGCCAATCCAGCCTGATCACCACTCCCAACCCTCTCACCGTCAACCTGATCGCAGAAGCCGCCACTAACCACTGGCTGATCGACGTCCAAACCGTCATCCTCGACACCCCCGAGGACGGCTCCATCACCGAGTCCTACACGATCAGCACCGAAATCTGGTCCTGCGTCTCCGGCTCCCACGACTACGAGAAAGTTTCGCTCACCCTCGGTAGTCCACTAGATGCCACACGCGAACAAGTACCGAAGCGCGTCCTTTCACAGTATTTAGTCGGCTCACTCCCTCCTACCGGCACCATTTTCACTGCCTAAACTGGCCCATGGATCACCATGACTGGCATCAGTGGATTGGCCTTCCACACCGCATCGGCGCCGATCCTCGTACTGACGGCGCCGCCTGCTGCCTGGTGATCACCAAGATCCTCCTCACCGAGGCCGGCCACCCCATGCCCGCCGTCGATGACTGGATCGAGCTGGCCCACCAGGAGTCCTGGGACGAGCTCCGCGACGCCTTCTACCGGCACTGCGAAGAGATTCCCTCCCCCGAGCCCTGGAGCCTCACCCTCCTGGAGACCGGCGACCCCGCCGGTGACTACACCCTCGGCCTCGGGGTGGTGGTGCCTGGCCCCTTCCTGCTGATCCCTCACCACCGCCGCGGAGTGCAGGCCCTGCCGCTCCGCACACTCCCTTCCACCACAGCCTTCTACAAGCTCCGTGATGCCTGAGCGCACCCCGCCCCTCCTTCCCTACGACCGGCACATTGCCGAAATCCTGGGCATCACCGAGGACGACTACCGCCGTTTCAAAACGGAGGTGAGACAGAAGAGCCGCATCGACCTGTCAGTCCCCCAGGCGGGCATCTTCGAGATCATCGCAATCGCCGCCTTCGCTCTCTCGGTCGGCCTGACCATCGCCGCCAGCTTCTTCAAGCCTCGCGAGCAGAAGGCTGGCACGGGTGGCATCGACAACAAGAACAAGGACGCCAACAACATCACGGAGAACAGCGGCTTCTCCCCCCGTGTCGGCTTCAACTCGGTCCAGCAGCCGGCCGCGCTGGGCACCACCATCCCCCTGATCTACGCCAACCGGCAGTCCCTGCCCGCGCAACCAGCCTCGGGCTACCCAGGCGACCCCTGGAGCGCTGTCCCCCCGAGGCCGGCCGGCACCTACGGCGGCGTCCGCATCAACCTCCCCCTGCTCTGGTCCCAGCTGATCAGCACCAACGGCAACCAGTTCTTGAAGGCGATCTTCATGCTTGGTGAAGGCAAGATTAGCGCCCTGGACCCTCGAGGCTTCGCCATCGGTGACAACAGCCTCTCGGCCTACCGCTTCGAGAACGAAGCCTCCAACCAGGAGGTGGGCCGCATGACCATCTACTGGGCGCCCTCGGGTGGCCGACTCCAAGGCAGCAACCGTCTCACCGGGCGACTGGCCAGCAAGGACGCCACTGGTAACTCCGAACTCCGTGGTGCCGGCGACGTCTACCAGATCCGCAGTCAAGGCAACACGTTCAGGCCTGACTTTTGTCACACCTTCCGCCCTTCCAACTCCACCAAATTCGGTCTCTTCTCCCACATCCCTAACAACATGAGCTACCGGGTAAACCCCCGGATCCGCCCGACGGTGATACTGCGCATCGTCCCAACAGGTCAGAGCGGCGACTACGTCAAAGCACTGTGCGACGACGATGCTCAGGCCCTAGCTGATACTTGGAAGGCCAAATACCACTGGAGCTGCCGATCTGGGATTCTATCGAGCAGTGGCGGAAACAGCGTCAAACCAGGCGACAGCTTCATCTACAAACTGGAACGCGAAAGCGACGGCAACACAAAAATCATGTTCGACTCAGGAAACACAGATAATGAAGCCAATGCTAGCAATGGCGAAGCTCGCTGCACTGACATCGCATCAGCTGTCGCCTCGCGCCAACGCGCCGCTGATGACGCCCTCATTGTCGGAGAGCTCTACAAAGCTGGAAGCTGCTTATGCGTACTCACCGATCGTGACGTCGGAAACACTGACATAGAAGACGACAACGACTACTACTACTCATACTATAACAAATGGAAAAAGAATGGTATCTACGGCTACCTAACAACAAACAGCAGCGGAGAAATCGTAGAGGCCCAGTTGCTACAAGCGTCTGGGAACATGAAAGAAACAATCGTCTCCGACATTATTACGCCTTCGCTTGCATACAACAAGTTCACCATACAGTTCACGCTAGACATGCCCCCATCCAATCCCGTGGGTGGCGCAGTAGGCTTCGGCATCTTAGATTACGACACAAAACCTTTAACCTATACGGGCGACGGCCTCGGGTTTGCCTCGATCGGACTCTACGACTCTGCTGCAAGCCCGCACTTCATATCGTTTAATCCTTGGGGCGCAGGTCCAAACCAAACAGCCACTCAAGGTATCTACGTCAAGCAGGCGGGAGAGCTAATAAAAGCATTTAATGGAGCTACTTACTCAAACGGCGACAGTACAGATTTTGTGCAAGACACGATCTACGGAAGATACACCTGGAAAATAGTTTACACCGGCACAGACCGCAATGATATGACGGTGCAAGTCTATAAAAACGGTACACTTATGATCACAACAACAAGATTAGTCTTGCCTGTAAACGGGCGCATGGTCTTTGGTGGCGCTACAGACGGTTATTACGCTGTCGCAGGCCCTGTAATCATGTCCAACGTCTCGTTTACCCCATGACACTTTCTTCGCTTAGTCTCAACCTTAACTGAGGAATCATCATGGCTGAAATCTTCATCAGTGAAATCGACAACGAACCGATAAAAGGCGGGAACGGTAAGACCTATCAGTTCAGGGTGGTGCGAGCCGGTGAGATCCGCACCATACCCCCCGGCAACTTCAGACCCAGCTGGACAAACAAAGATATTCATCCGCCGCAATGGAACAGAGGCGTCGACTTCGCAGATCTCAAGCCTCCTCAGACCTTCGAGACAGCGACAAGTTTCCCTCAGATCTTCCGCTGTGCCATCGCCACGGTAGTCCTAACCCGCGCCGCCAAAGTCTTTGAGATCGGTTTCCGGTCCACCGTCGGCATTCAAGTCAACGGCCTCTGCAACTTCCGTGACGTCCCCGACCTGCGAGAGATCAACGATGACGCAGGGATGCGTTTTGACGAAAAGAAGTTCTCAAAAGACGCAAAGCTAGGCACATCCACATACCAGGCCGGCTCCGTTTCGCGTGTAGAAACCCGCTACAGCTTCTTCCGAATCTACCGCCGAGCGGAGAACAGCAGCATACCAGACTGGGATGACATCGATTGCACTTTCGCAGTTCGCAGCCAGACCAACGCCACTGTATACAACGCCATTCGCTTCGAGTTCCCAGAATCGCGCCGCTGGGAGATCATGATTGAGCCGCTCTCGGGGTGGGAGATCCGCAATAACACCGCCAACGGCGGAGTCAAACCCCCCTTGGTCATCCTGGATGCCCATGTGACCACAAGGGAATCCATCACCCTCGCAGGCTCCAACATCGGAGTCTTCTGGGTCGGCACTGTTGTCAGCCGCAGCGAGAATGTCTTCCGTCTGTCCTCTATGGAACCTTCAAGTCGCCCCAGCATCGGGTGGACAGACAACGAAGCCATGCTGGATGACTGGGCGCGTGCCGCCGAGACCTTCGCTTACAACGAGATACAGACCACTGTCGCAGGCGGACCAGAACACGAAATCGCCTACATCAACATCGTCTCCGAGAACGACACCACCCCCTATTACGACAACATCGCCACCGTCGGCCTCAACATCCAAGCCGGCACCGACATCAGCCAACTCGATCAATTTAGTGCCTACGTCACACAAGGGCACATGACATGCGTCGGTGGCAACGAAGCTGTAACCAGCCTATTCCCATGGGTTCTGCGCGACATGATGCTCTCCACGGTGTACGGAGCCGGCAGCGCTTATAGCGAGGCTCAGATCGACTCTGTCAGCTTCTCCGCCGCAGCTCAATGGTGTCAGAACCGCCGCTACTTCTATGACGTGGCTGTCACCAAGAAAGTCAACCTCCGCCAGTTCGCCGCCGACATCGCCGGCACCATGCTCCTCGAGCTCTGCCAAAAAGGTGGCAAGTGGGCCTTCACCCCAGCCATCTACTTCCCCGAGGTCGGCCCCGTCCCGATCAAGGCCCTGTTCACCACCGGCAACACCGTCGAAAACAGCTTCTCCCTGGAGTTCCTCAACCAGGAAGATCGCCTGCCGATCCAGGCCAGTGTCAAGTGGCGCGAGGAGCGCTCCCGCTCCGACTACACCAGCTCAGGCTTTTTCCCCACCGAGCGCGAAGTCCTGGTCACCGAGCGCGATCGCGTCCCCTACTCCGACCCCATCGAGAGCTTCGATGTCTCGGCCTACTGCACCAACGTCGAGCACGCCATCGATTTCGCCTGCTACGTGATTCGCACCCGGCGGCTGATCACCCACTCGATCCGTTTCGCCACCACACCTGACAGCCTGACTAGCAGTCTGGGCACCGGGGACTTCATTAAAGTCGCCATGGATCACACCTTCTACGACGAGTTCAACAACGGCGCAATCTTGGCTGACGGCACCTTGATCACCACCCAGCCCGACAGCCTCACGCCCGGCTCCTACCCAGCAGCCCTATGGGCCGGCTCCACCGAGCCCGTCTATGACGGTGTTGTCGTGGTCTCCGCTGACGGCACCGCCAGCCCAACCGGCAACCTCTTCGTGATCAAACGGGTCGACAAACAGGTTCGCACCTACAAGATCGAATCCATTGCAATCAACCAAGAAGGAATCATTGATATTGAAGCCGTTCACCACCCTGTTGACGACTTTGGTGTCTCCCTCATCGGCAAAAACTTCCCCACTTTCAGCCAAACCGAGAAACGCTACATCTCAGACAACTACTGGGTGATTCAGTATGGCTAATCGTTTGCGATTCTGGCGATACGCTGGTGCTCCCCGCACAGGCTCTGAAAGCAGATGACGCCCGTGTCGGACACCATCACCTTCCCCTCACTGGTCCCCAGCTCCCGCAGCTTCATCGACGGGCAGCACCCAATGAGCACAGCCCGGACGATGGCCGGCCCCACCGTCCGCCGCCTCCTGTCCGCCAAGGCCACCGAGCCCGAGCTGCGCCTCAAGTTCAGCAACATCTCCGATGCCACCGCCGAAAGCATCCTCGCGGCCTACGACAGCGCCTACGGCAGCCGCAAACCGGTGACCCTCCCAAGTTCCATCACCGCCGGCAGCGACACCAACATGGCCACCCTCATCCGAAATGAGGGCTCATCACTCGCCTGGTACTTCCTGGGCCGGCCCTCCCTGGAATCCATCGTCCCTGGCCGATCCTCCGTCACCGCCGCCTTCCAAGGCCGCATCGTCCCCACCTTCACTGCCCCTGACCTCTCCTTCGGCTCCACCTCTCCTGGCACCGGAGCAGGAATCGTCAACGGCTACCCCTGCTACGTCGTAGCCGGATACTCCCCCTACCGCCGCTACTGGCGAATCGCCAACGTCATCAACCCAACTGGTGAACCTTGGCTGATATTAACGGAGCTTCAATTCTGCGTTAATGGTGTAAAAAGACCGTCTGTCGGAGTCAACACCAACAAACCCGTCTACCAGCAACCTATAAACAATCTCTGGGATGACAACCTAGACTCACCCGTGTACTTCAGCAAAGCTGATAACCTCGCAAACGATTTATGGATCAGCTATGACCTTGGCTACCCACAACAAGTCAATGGCGTCAAGCTAGGTGCCAACACCGCAGAATCTTATCCCAAAGGCTTTACACTTCAACACTCAGTAGACAATGTCAACTGGATCACCATGGGCGCAGCCATGAACCTACAGTACCCAGGACTCAACACATTGAGCCCACTCATTCGGATTGGTTGAGCGCACTTTAATGACCGTACCTTTCCCTACACTCAAACCCAGCAGCCGATCCCTAGACATCGGTGAGTACCCACTCTTAGACGGCCGATCTCGTGACGGCTCTTACTACCCCCGTCTACTGGGCTCCAAGCCTTTCGGTGCCCAGCTCTCACTGACATATCGCAATATCCGGGACGACCAAGGAGCATCCTTACTGAGCTGCTACCGCTCGAGCCGCTCGGGCTATCACCCACTGCTACTACCCCCCGAGGTCGCAGCCGGCATTGATGACACAGACCTAGAGGCCCGTATTTACAAACAACTAGCGCCGTTTCCTTCAGCTCGCTATTGGCGCATCTCCAGCGTAGTCACACCTACTCCGATTGAAAACGCTTGGTTCGCTCTACAAGAGCTTCAATTCTGCTTTAACGATACAAAGCAAGCACCTATTTCAGGCAACACTAATAAAGCCGTCTTCTACCAGCCACTGCAGAATCTCTGGGACGATAACCTTCAAGCTTACACAATGTTCAGCACAGCTGAGAACACAGCGAGCGATCTGTGGATCAGCTACGATCTAGGAACCTCTAAACAAGTCAATGGCGTCAAGCTGGCTGGATTCACCGCAGAGTCGTACCTCAAACGTTTTACCCTGCAATACTCAGGTGACAACATAAACTGGAATACGTTCAGCGGCGCTAAAAATCTAAAATACCCAGGGGACAGCGTACTTAGTGGTCTACTGGCCCAACGCAATACCACTGGAATCATGTGGCGCTGGCAGGAGCCACCCGCCGTCGAATCCGTCGCACCAGGCATCTGCACTGTTCAAGTCCGCCTGATCGGAGCTCCTGAGCTACAAGAAGCAACAGCGGCGATTCCCAGTGCGTTTGTGCCGGGTGTCAACTGGAACGTCACCGCTGTCCTAGCAGTCGGAGCAGCCTCAGTCTCATCCCCGAGTGCGGCCGACGCCGCCTGGGCCGTCACCGCCTCTTTCGCTGGCGGGGTCGCCGACATCGGAGCATCGTGGCTCGCCACCGTCAGCTTCACAGGCGGCGCAGCCGACAACGGCGAAACTCGCCTCGACGGTGCCGCCTGGAACGCCACAGCTTCTCTGATCGGCGGCACCGTGACCATCGAGCAAGTTACAGCCGCAAACGGTGCCGCATGGAATGTAACAACAGCCTTTGCTGGTGGCACTGCAGCAAATGACGCCACCTTGGATCCGTACTTTTACAGCGTCCAACTACTTCTTCGCATGGATGGCGCGAACAACAGCACCACATTTAAGGACAGCAGTAGTTTGTACCAAACTTCTACAGCCTACGGTGACGCAAAGATCAGCACAGCACAATCTAAGTGGGGCGGTGCTTCTGGAGCATTTGACGGCAACGGTGACTACGTTAGGATCGAAGACGGCCCGTGGGCACAGCTCAATACAGCTTGCACCATCGAGATGTGGTTCTACCCAACAACTTACGACACAGGTTTCCGCACTATTATCAGTAAGTCAACCTACGGCCAGAACTTTTCCTGGTGCATCAGACTCAATAAGAGCTCCATTGCAGTCTACACAAATGGCACCAACTCATCGTGCATTAGCTCGACCGTAGACATCATAGCCAATACCTGGCACCATGTAGCGTTCACCAACGACCCAACAACAGGAATAAGAATTTGGTTCAACGGTGCTTTAGTCGGTATAAACTCAGGTATCGTTCTTACCGACGGCCCAGCCAATGTTTTAGTCGGAGCCATGAACTGGAACCTCCCAAGTGAGTTCTTCCAAGGCTACATTGACGATGTTCGGGTGACAAAGATGCTCAGATATACCGCTCCCTTTACCCCACCCACCGCTGCCTTCCCTAATGTAGGCGAAACGGATCCCTACTTCTCCAACGTGGTCCTGCTGCTCCACATGGGTGGCAATAACGGCAGCACTACATTCTTTGATGACAGCAGCATCGCCAACATCGTCACGGCATCCGGCAACGCCCAGATCAGCACGGCGCAGACCAAGTGGGGCTTGTCATCTGCGTTGTTTGACGGCAACGGGGATTATCTGACTGCATCTCCGAACGCTGCCTTTGCCTTTGAGCTTGGCGACTTTACGTTTGAAACTTGGATCTACCTAAGCGCGGCGCCGGCATCTCCTGGTGCTGCGATCTACGACTCTGACACACTGAATAGCGGGAACGGCTCTCGCTTCAATGCCTTCGTCTTGATCTTAGATCCTAACAGAAAGCTAACTGTTTACTCTGGTGCAGGCTTCAGAGGCACAACCGTTACGGCTGTGCCATTAAATCAATGGTCACACATTGCCCTAGTCCGCTCTGGATACACTTGGAGCTTCTACATCGATGGAATGCGGGACGCTACGCGTTTCGACTATGTCGCAAATCTTAGCGTAAATCGTTGCACAGTCGGGCGAGTGGCTGACAGCGCCTCCTACTACTTGAACGGCTACATCGATGAACTGCGCGTCACTAAAGGCGTTGCTCGCTACACCAGCAACTTCACCCCGCCCACCGCTGCCTTCCCCAACGGCTGACCCATGATCCTCTCCAGCGCCACCGCCGAGCTCCGCTTGAACGGCACCCGCATCGGCAAAGTTCGCAACATCCAGCCCCAGATCAACCGGGCCGCCCTCGAGACCACCACCCTCGACTCCTGGGACAACACCTTCACCAACGGCCTCCGTACCAGCACCATCTCGGCCACCATCCTGTTCGACCCCGAGGACGCCACCGCCGTCACCCTCTTCAACACGATCCTCGAGGACAAGCCATCGCCCTCGGGGGTCACCGTTGTGTTCGACCGCCTCTACAGCGGTGTAGTCCCGGCGAACCACCTAGCCGCCAAGGCCCTAGCCCTGGAATGCAGCTGCCTAATCACCAGCGTCTCACCTGGCATCGCCTTCGGCGACCTTATTGCAGTCCAAGTCTCGATGCAAGTTACAGGTAAGCCAACAGGCATTTTCAGTCGTCCTACCTGATAACCCAACCGATTCCGAGCGCTAGTCTGGTGCATAAGCACGTCGCTCAATGGCCAGCCTCATTTACGACAGCGCCCTGTTCGATCTTGTCACAGGAGCCATCGACTCGGATAACGACACCTTCAAGGTTCTGCTCGTTACGAGTACCTACGTTCCTAACAAAGGAACTCACGTCAAGCGATCTGATATAACAAATGAATCGAGCGGAACTGGTTACACAACTGGAGGCGCTGCTGTAACATGCACTGTAGCCAAAAATACTACAACGCATGCAGTAACCCTCACGTTCTCAGCCGCTTCTTGGCCCACCAGCACCATCACTGCCCGAGGCGCTGTTTACTACAAATCCCGCGGAGGGGCTAGTTCCGCCGACGAACTCATCGGCTACAACGACTTCACCACGGACAAAACCTCCGGTGGAGGCACGTTCTCGGTGGCCGCATCAGTTCTGACCATCAATAACCCTTAATCCACCCACACGATGAATCTCCTTGGTCGTGAAGGTGGGCTCGAGTTCCGCCGCGAAGCCCCTGAACCCCTGCTCCTGCCGGCCGCGGCACTGAACAAGGCCAGCTCCTACATCACGGTCAACACCCAGGACTGGTGGCCCTGCGACGCGATCACCATCGTCCACGGCGGGGGCTCCCTCGACGCCTACCTCTACCGCGACCCCCTCGATCGCCTCTACCTGCACAGCACCCCCGAGGGCGCCCTCAACAACGCATCTTCCACCCGCCTCAGCCTCTCCGGCCTGACGGTCGGCCCCATGGTCATCTGCTCCCGCGCCACGGCGGGCCAACTCACAGCTCTCAGTCCGCTGCTGTCCACCACCGTCTCCTACGAGACGCCGATCCGGGCCTACCCGTCGGTGGCGACCGCCTACAGCGCAGCTGCCACCCCCCAGAACTGGGTCATCCCAGCAGACATCATCAAGTGGACCCTCAACATCTCCAGCCCCACCGTCGAGGCCGGCGCCGTCGGTGACAACTACTCGTCCTCGGAGAAGGTCGTCACCTCCGGCAACGGCTCCATCGACTTCATGCTGCGCAGCTACACCGGCGGTTCAAGCTTCAGCTCCGACCAGCTGCTGCGCCTGGTGATGATGCTCTCCCGAGGTTCCAAAGCCGAAGCCAAGTTCATCATGAAGCGCAGCTCTAAACTGAAGCCTTGCAGTGGCGATACTCGCACATTTTTCAACGGCGGCCTGTACTACAGCGCCACCATTCTTTTGACTGAATCTTCCCTGGCTGTCGCGCCCGACGACCTCCTCCGAGGCTCCGCCAACTTCGTGATCAACAGCCCCGCCCGACTCCGCACCGAGATCAGCTGACTCCCCAAACCGCCAGCCCTAGACTGGCCAATCGACCACCATCGGAATGGACGCCGCCTACGCACCACTCGAAATCCCCCAGCGAGTCGGCCTGCGTAAGCTTTTCCGCCTGAGAACAGCTACAGATTACGTTGATCTCACTGGTTACAACGCCGAAGCTCAGATCTGGAACAGAGAGCGCACAGTCAAATACTTAGACATCACACTCACCTGGACAAACCGCGTCATCACCGACCCGTCCACCCAATGGCACTTCGAACTGACTCTCCCCGAGGCCGACTCCCTCTCCATCCCTGAGGACTCCTGGTGGGATCTCCGCCTCGAGCCTCCCCGTTCTGAGGGCCTGGCCTTTTACCCCCTGCGCGGGCCTGTGGTCAACTCAGTCACGTACTCGGGGGACAGCTGATGGAATACATCACCAAAACAACAGACTTCACTGTCCATTTAGACGACCCTCAAACCCCCGAGATCGTCACCACTGTCGAAGTCATCATCCCCGGCCAGACGGGTCCAATGGGCCACTCGGCCTATGAGGTTGCCGTCGAGAACGGCTTTGTAGGCACCGAAGCTGAATGGCTTGCCAGCTTGGCGACAGAGGCCAACGGCATTGCCATGGGTTACGCCCAAGCCGCCGGCACGTCTGCTTCGCAAGCGGCTACCTCCGCAATCGATGCCAGTGGCTCGGCCGCCACCGCCACAACGAAAGCCTCCGAGGCCGCAGCTTCAGCGACAGCGGCCTCGGGTTCAGCCATCTCGGCCGCCGGCCACGCCGGAACAGCCACCACCAAGGCCTCTGATGCGGAGGCATCGGCCACGAGAGCGGGCGGCTATGCCGGGACCGCAACGACCAAGGCGGGCGAAGCCATGAGCAGCGCCAATGCAGCAGCAGGCTCCGCGACCACTGCGTCCACCAAGGCCACCGAGGCCGC